ATACCATCGGGGGCAAGGGAGGTATTTCCACATTTTACACACCAATGGCTTCCGGCGGACCAGTTGCACGCGGCGATCAGTATCTAGTAGGCGAAGGTGGCAAACCAGAGATATTCCAACCTAGCACTGATGGCAGGATCATCCCAACTGGTTCGGCGGTACCAGTTAAGATGTCTGAGATTGCTGTGTTCAGAGACATGGCTAGCAAGTTAGATTTGCTCACAAGGATAAATGGTGCTATGCTAACAGCTATGGAAAGTAATAATAGACTGACCCGTCAGGGCAACATGTTAGCTGGCTAATAGCTTAAATACATCGAGGAAATATCAATGGCTTGGACTAAACATTTTAAGATAGTTAATCCCGAAGGAAATCTAAGTCCCATCTCAGGTGGGGGGAATGGTGCCCAATTTGGGTTTAAGAACTATCAAAGCCCTTTACCGGACGTCTATACTGGTCATCCTAATAGGATTGAACGTTATAATCAGTATGAGAACATGGATCTAGATCCTGAGGTCAATGCCGCACTTGACACCATCGCTGAGTTCTGCACACAGACCAACGATGAGAACGACACCCCATTTGCCATACATTTCTCTGATGATCCTACCAAGACCGAAAATGATATCATCAACGAGCAGCTAAAGAACTGGTGCAAGCTTAACAAGTTTGATCGACGCATGATGAAGATGATGCGTAACACGCTCAAATACGGTGATCAAGTGTTCATCAGAGATCCAGAAACATTTGAGCTCTACTGGATAGACATGGCTAAAGTGACCAAGGTAGTGGTCAACGAAAGCCAAGGGAAGCTTCCTGAGCAATACTTCATCAAGGATCTAAGTCCTAACTTCCAAAATATGACTATCACAACCAACACAGCCACTGACACATATGTTCGCAGCCCGCAGACAGGCGGCGCGACTGGTAGCTATACCTTACCAACTGCTAGCAGTGGATCTCGATTTCAAAAAAGTGTGAACGAAGAGAGCATAGCTGCTGAGCACGTAGTTCATCTCAGCCTAACAGAAGGGCTCGATCCAAACTGGCCTTTTGGTATTTCTATCTTAGAGAATGTGTTCAAGGTCTACAAGCAGAAAGAACTGCTCGAAGATGCTATTCTAATCTATCGTGTGCAGCGTGCGCCTGAACGCCGTGTGTTCTACATTGACGTTGGTAACATGCCTAGCCATTTAGCTATGCAGTTCGTTGAACGGGTCAAGAACGAGATACATCAACGCCGCATACCCACGCAGACAGGTGGCGGGCAGAACATCATGGATGCCACTTACAATCCACTAAGCATCAACGAAGATTACTTCTTCCCGCAGACGGCAGAAGGACGCGGATCCAAAGTTGAGACATTGCCAGGTGGTGAGAACCTAGGACAGATCGACGATCTCAAGTTCTTTAACAACAAGCTAATGCGAGGCTTGCGTGTACCTAGCAGTTATCTACCAACTGGACCTGAAGACGGTACCCAGTCAGTTAACGACGGTAAAGTCGGTACAGCACTGATCCAAGAACATCGCTTCAATCAATACTGCAAGAGATTGCAGAGAGCAGCTACTGAAACACTAGACAAGGAATTCAAGACATTCCTAGCCTGGCGCGGATTCAGCATTGACAACAGCTTATTTGAGATCAAACTCAACGAGCCTATGAACTTTGCAGCTTATCGCAGCATCGATCTAGATCAAGCACGCATCACCAGCTTTACACAGTTAGGTACTACACCGTTCATCAGCAAGCGTTTTATGCTTAAGAAATACCTAGGTCTCAGTGACAGCGAGATCAAAGACAATGAAAAGATGTGGCATGAAGAGATGGGCAAAGCACCGATTCCTAGCGCATCAGGCACTGACTTGCGCAATGTTGGTGTAACACCTGGTGCGATCACTGGTGATCTGGACAGCTTAGAAGGTCTAGAAGCGCCAGAAGCGCCAGAAGCACAGCCAGGATCTCCTTTACCGGGGGTTGAAGCACCAGCTGGAGGCGCAGTAGGCGCAGCACCTGGAGCAGCAGCTATACCTGGTGGTGGACCAACGCCGGTCTAATAAATATAACGGAGACTTAGCATGATACTGCTTGAACTATTTCAAAAAACTCCTAGTGAGTTCCAAGATCTTTCACAAGATGGAAGCCAACTCAAGTTCACTGATGCTAGGAAAACTAGGCTAACACTTTCTCACATCAACAGACTTAGAAAAATGAACGATATGCGAGCTTTAGAACATGCAAAAGAAATGCAATTAGTAAAACAAATGTATGGTGCGCCTCCGGCTGAAGGCGGACTATAAAACACATTTTTAACTTTCTTATCGCTGGAATAATTACACCAGCAGGCAGTATTGACCAAAATCTGCCTATTTAATACCCTTATCTCCTTTGTCTATTAAATATTCTTAGATCCCACGGGATATTAGGAGATATAACAATATGACTAAGTCAAAATTTGAATCACTCATTGAGCACATCCTCAATGACGACGAAGACAAGGCCCGCGAACTGTTCCACGATATTGTCGTTGAGAAGAGCCGCGAGATTTATGATACCCTCGTTTCAGAAGATGAAGCGGTCGAAGAAAATTTCGTCAGCGAAATCGGTGACGAGTCCGATGATATGCAATCTGACATTGAAGCTGATCACGCCGGAATGGGCGCTGATGACAGCGATATGGACAGCGAAGAAGCTGATGACAGCGATATGGGCGACCAAGAAGCTGGTGAAGAAGAGATCGAAGACCGTGTCGTTGATCTAGAAGCTGCACTGGATGATCTAAAAGCTGAATTTGACAGGCTTATGTCTGATGAAGCTAATGAACCAGAGCATGCTGACATGGATAACAACATGGATGGTATGGACAACGAGATGCCAAAAGAAGGCATGGTCCGTGAGTATGTTGAAAAAGTTGCTGCTCCAGCTAAGTCAGAAACAAATGCTAACACCAAGAGCATTGTTGCTGGCAAGAACGACATGGGCGGCAAGGCTAACATGAGCCAAGGTGGCAACAGCGATCCAAACGGCACTTCAGCTCCAAAGGCTATGAAGTCCGGTACAAATCCTCATGCTGGTAGCTTTGAAAACGTACCAGGCGCAAGCGCAGGCAGTCGGCGGTACAAACACGGCTAGCCCGCTAGCAAAGTAAGGGATCGAGATGAACAAGCCATTCCTCATAGAGACTTTATCTTATGATCAAGCCAAAATGGTCACCGAAAGTGCCAACGAAGGCAAGGATCTCTATATGAAAGGCATCTGCATCCAAGGCGGGGTAGAGAACGCAAATCAGCGCCTCTATCCCGTCAATGAGATCTCTAAAGCTGTTAAAACCATCAATGAGCAGATCACTGGTGGTTTCAGCGTATTAGGTGAAGTGGATCATCCAACTAACCTACGCATCAATTTAGATCGTGTAAGCCATATGATCACAGAAATGTGGATGGATGGACCAAACGGTTTCGGAAAACTAAAAGTGCTGCCCACCCCGATGGGCAATCTCGTTCGTACAATGTTAGAATCTGGTGTTAAGCTAGGTGTTAGCAGCCGCGGTAGCGGTAACGTACAGGAGAGCAGCGGACAAGTTAGCGAGTTTGAAATCGTTACCGTAGACGTAGTTGCACAACCATCAGCTCCTAACGCATATCCAAAAGCCATATATGAAGGCTTGATGAACATGCGTTATGGCCATAACGTGCTTGAGATGGCAGGGGAGCTAAACAAAGACAAGCGCATACAGAAGCATGTGACTGAAGCAGTCAAACGCCTCATCAATGAACTGAAAATATGATTCAGGAGAAAACAATGTTCGAAGCTATCAAACCATTGATCGATAGCGGTATTATTAACGAAGAAGCCAAGACTCAACTTGAAGAGGCTTGGAATTCTAAGTTAGAGGAAGCTCGCGCACAGATCGCAACTGATATGCGTGCAGAGTTTGCTAACCGTTACGAGCACGATAAAAGCGTGATGGTTGAAGCCTTGGATAAGATGGTAACAGAAAGCCTTACTTCAGAGATCTCTAAGGTCGCTGAAGAAAAAGCACAGTTGGTCGAAGATCGTGCCCGCTTTGTGTCAGAAATGACCACTAAAGCTAGCAAGTTTGACACGTTCATGACAGAGAACCTCACAAGGGAACTGTCTGAGTTTGCCAAGGACCGTGGAGCACAAGCAGCTGGATTAGCTCGCTTGGAAAAGTTCGTCGTGCGTGCCCTCGCCGAAGAGCTAACAGAATTCACGGAGGACAAGAAAGACCTCATTAACACCAAAGTTAAGCTGGTTGCGGAAGCCAAAGACAAGCTCAATGATCTGCGCAGGCAGTTTATTGATCGTGGTTCTAAGTTGGTCGAAACTACAGTTACCAATACTATCAAGGCTGAGCTTGGACAGCTCAAAGAAGACATCAAGGTTGCTCGTGAGAACAACTTTGGTCGCAGGCTATTTGAAGCATATAGTGCTGAATTCGCTGCAACCCACTTGAACGAGCATGCAGAAATACGCAGTCTCAAGAACAAGATGGGTGAGATCGAAAACAAGCTCGTAGAAGCAACAAAGTCAGCGATTGAAAAGTCTGCTTTGGCTGAATCCAAGGACCAAGAAATAAACAAAATCAAGAACGGTATCGCTCGCGATATCAAACTCAATGAAATGCTGAAGCCACTCGCAGCTGATAAGCGTGCAGTGATGACCAGCTTGCTAGAAAGCGTATCAGTCGACAAGCTAGAAAGTACTTTCCAAAAGTATCTTCCAGCTGTGGTGAACGGCTCAAGCAA